AGCTAAAGGAGATCGTGGAAAGAACTATTATAAAGACTTCTCTAAACAGAGTTGGAAAGATGACCCAGAAGCAGGTAAGAATGCTACAGAATTAAGTAAAAAAGATATTGAAAAACTAAAAAATTTGTAAGATGAGTGAGAAGAAAATAACAATTGTACCAACTAGAAACAATATTATTGTTGAGAACCCTGTAAAGCCTAGAAAAAAGTCAGCATTACAGTTAACTCCAGAGATGGAAGCAAAAGCAGAAGCTGAATGGAGTGCAGAACAACTACAGAAAGCAGAGAAAGCAACAGTATTAGCTGCAGGGGTAGGTTGTGTAGAAGTAAGTGAAGGAGATGTAGTGAAATTAAAGACTGGAAGATTCTTAAGCGCAGAGCCTTTAGAAGGAGGTAAGTTTTTATTATTCACTGAAGGAGATGTAATGGCAATCTATAAAGAAGAGTAAGATGAGTACATTCTTAGCAGTTTTAGACACTGATCTTAATTTCTGGGAAGTAAACCCTAATTTTAAATCTATTAGGGAGTTTAAAGAGTTCAGAAGACTTGATAAATCCAAAGACAAAGGCAAAAGCTCACGTATTATGTGGGCTATTGCTCTTTGTAAGGATAAGCATATAGAAAACACTTGGAGAAATGAGGATGATGAAGATAAGTTTCCTTTATTAGCTGAAGATGTAATTAAAGATAAGGACTTTGATTGGGACACAATAGAAGACTTAATGTACATCTATGAAACTAGAGTGTTAACTAAGCCTGAAAGAGATTTAGTACAGTTTGAAAAGAAAATGCGTGAGAGGCAAAAGTTTATTGATAGCACTAAGTACACATTAGATTCTTTTGATGATAATGGTAAGCCTTTAAAAGGTACTGCTACTCAGTTAGATAAAATGTTAGTAGACTCAGATAAGATCTACAAAAGACATGAAGAACTTAAGGCCATATATGAGAAGTCAGAAGAAGATGGTCATGTGTTTGGAGGAAGAACAGAGAGCGCATCAGAACAAGGATTGATATAAAAAATATAGAACGTATGGTAGATAGTAGGCCAGAAGCAAAAGAAGTATTTAAAACAATAATAAACACTCCAATGGACTGTGTATTAATTACAGGAGAAAGGGGTTCTTACGAGTTTCTAAAGATGTTAGAAAATATTGATTTTTTACTAACAACTACTTCTGAAGTAAGGCGTAAAGAAGGTGAAGGTAAAAGTCAAATCTTAAACTGGAATTTTATGGGTAAAAAAATTACTTTAATTACAGATCCTGTATTTGATTCTAGAATAACTAACAAACTTGTAGACCCTAGAGGAGGCGTGAAAGAATCTTACAAATTTGAAGTATATACTAAGTAATGGGATTTATTAGAATAAACAACAGAAAGAATTTTTTAATTGATGAGCTGCCTGTCATGCATCCAAAGTCTAGAGAGTATGTGGAGTTCTGGAGGGAGCACAAAAGAAGATGTATTGAAGGATTTTGGGGAGTAGATGAAGGAGAAGTAAGTGTAGATGTCAAGAAGAGGGATGTAGAAGATCATAATCATAGAGGTAAATGGAGGTGGATGCCTCCTAACCTCTACTTCTATGTAAATTTTGGTATCATATTGCACCAACCTGCAGACGCACCAAAAACTGCACCTAAAAAGAAGATTAGGCCGCTATTAAGAGACTTTGAATGGGAATTTTTCTACAACTTTATGGAGTGTAGAGGTTTTTCAGGTTTTAGAGGTGATGATGAGTACTGTTGTTTACGTGAATTAGATGCTTATTTAAAGTCAGAAAAGAAATCCACTAGAGCTTACAACAATCTAGAGAAGATAGCGTTCAAAAAAGACGGAAACTTAAAAAAATACAAGCCTTGTAAAGAATACATTAGGCAATTATGGGATAAACCAATGGGTTTACCTGACTACAACAATGAAGCAAAGAACCTATTTTTGTTGGGTGCTAGGGGTGGTGGTAAATCATATCTAAATGCAGTAGGAGTAATACTATTTGAAATAGTGTTTGATGGAGCGCGTTATTACACAGATGAATCTAGAGAAAATCCTGCAGAAGTAGAAGTGTTTGTGGGTGCAGCAATGGCTGCAAAGTCAGGTGACATATTAAAAAAGACAAAAACAGCAATGGCTACGTTGCCAGGATCATGGGGAAAAGGAAAGGCCAAGGTTCCACCTCCATTATTTAAAGCAATGAGAGGTAGTCTTAAATCAAATAATGTAGAGAATCCTTGGAGACATGAGTATATAAAAAAAACTGGAGGTAATGAAGAGACGTTAGGATCAGGATCTAATATAAAACATGGTACTTACACAGTAGAAAATCCAGAAGCAGCAGCAGGAACAAGACCTGGTGTGATGGTTATAGAAGAAGTTGGTCTACTAGGTAATGTTTTAACAGTTCATGCATCTAATGAAGCTTGTCAGATGACAGATGGTACTGTTAAGTTTGGAACATCAATATACATTGGTACTGGTGGTAACGTAGAGAAGATACAAGAAGCAGAGATAATATTCAGAGACCCAGAAGCTTACAACTTTTTAGCTTTTGAGGATGAATGGGAGAACGGGGGAGATACTGGATGGTTTGTTCCAGCGTATTACATGGATGGTAACTTTAAAGATGAGAATGGTAACACCATGATGAAAGAAGCCATTGAAAACTATGAAGAAAGAAGAGCGGTAAAGAGAAAAGCAAACTCAGCTGCAGCTATTGATGGTGAAATGATGAACTACCCTCTTAAGCCTTCTGAGATGTTTTTAAATGCTAGAGGTAACATATTCCCACTAGCTGATTTAAAAGAAGTAGCGGCCACAATAGTCACTAAAAAACATGACTATGAGAACCGTCATTGGTTTGGAGAATTAGTAATGGAAACTAATGGATCTGTTAAGTGGGAAAACACCTCATCTAAAGATTTAGTAAGAGAATGGCCTATAAAAGACAATAAAAACAAACCTGGAGTTATAGAAATAGCTGAGATGCCAAAAAAAGGTGCTGACGGTGATATAATACAGGGTAGATACATAGTTGGAACAGATACGTATGATGATGATGAATCATCAACTAAATCATTAGGATCAGTGTTTGTTATGGACACTTGGACTGATAGATTAGTTGCGGAATACACTGGGCGTAGGTTAGCAGATGACTTCTATGAAATAACACGTAGATTGTGCTTGTTTTACAGAGCTGTAAACAACTATGAGCAGAATAAAAAAGGTTTATACGCTCATTACAAGAAGATGAATTCACTTCATTTGTTAGCTGAGACACCTGAGATACTTAAAGATGTAGCAAACGCTACTATATCTAAAGTTGGAAACAGAAAATATGGTACTACAGCTACAGCTCAAGTAAATGATTACGCCTTAAGATTGATATTAAGGTATTTAGTTACAGGTGCTTATGGAGAAGAAGAAGGTAGTAATATTCAGAACTTACACAAATTAAGATTTTTAGGAACCGTAAAAGAACTTATAGCTCACAATAAAGATGGTAACTTTGATAGAGTTTCTGCTCTAGGTATGTTGATGATTTTAAAAGAAGATAAGTACGCAACGTTAAAGCGTAAAGATGAACAAAAAGAGAGAGAAGTTGGTTTAGAGCAAGATGAGTTTTTTACTGAAAGGTGGTCTCAGGATCTATTTTAGCTATAATCAGTAAATCTATATTTGCTAAACCTATTGTTAGACACAATTAAATTATTAAATTTTGTAGCTTATGAGTTCAACAGATAAAGTAATACATTTTCCAGCACAAAAGAAACCTCTAAAGCAGAAAACAAAAGAGTGGAGGAAGCAGAATATAGACGCTGCAGAAGACTTCTCTTTTAACAGGCATGAAGGTTTGCGTAAGAGCGCAAAGAATAAACAGATAAATTATGATTTATACAGTGATATTCTAGATCAAGATGATGTAGAAAGAACTTGTAACCCTTTTAAACTAAAGAATTTATCAGCACCTGCTCAAATGCAGAACTATCCTATAGCTAATCCAAAGATTGACCTGCTATATGGTGAAGCTCTTAAGCGTAAGCTAGATATAAGAGTTAGAGTAGGTAATGCTGACGCAGTATCTCAGAAAGAAAAAGATTTAAAAGAGCAATTTTCTAACCTTATAATGGAAGAAATACAAAGAGGTGCTATTGATGAGAAGGATATGCAAAAGAAACTTGCTGACTTTGAGAGATTTAGGACTTATGAGTACCAAGATCATAGAGAAGAAATGGCTACTCACATACTAACACACCTACAAAAGAAATTAAAGATAGAAGGTAAGTTTGCTAAAGGATTTAAAGATGCTTTACTTGTTGCTGAAGAAATCTATCAAGTAGATGTAGTTGCTGGAGAGCCAATAATGGAAAGGCTTAATCCTAAACATGTAAACGTTGTTAGATCTGGTGAGTCACCTTATATAGAAGACGCAGATGTTATTACAATAAAATCTTGGTATTCTCCAGGAAGAATTATAGATGAATATCATGAAGAAC